TAGTATTTAAAATATTCAGTTTTAAACGATGCATCTTCCTTTGCCGTAGGAGCATTCATGTATTCCATGTAGAAGATGTCTAGTTTACCTTTCTCACGATGAGAAGTTAATTCTTCTTGTATTTCTGCATCAGTCATATAATCAGGTGCATTGGAGTGATAGTTATCGTCACATATAGAAAGGACTATAGATTTCCAGTCTGATGATTCGATAAGCTCTTGAAGGAGAGAGTCTTGATGTTTGAGTGTGTCGATGTAGATTATTCGCCAATCATCTGCATAACGGTTGATAGATTTTTCCAAATCTGAATGAAACCAATCCTTTAACGATTCACGATTGTCTGGATTTAGGAGTTCGTCTTTTTTCTCTAGGTCGTCAATGATAATTAGCTGTGGTCGGTAGTTCTTCCACAAAAGTCCACGAACTTGCTGTCCTGCACCACGAGGCATGACGAGGGTATTACCAAAGGCTACCCAGGATTCTTTAGAAAATGACTCATCCATTTCAGCTTCAAAATCACTTTCTTTTATTGAACCGAAGAGTTGACGAATGTCTTTGTTACTGACCAACTCACGTTTAATATTCTCTGTTTGGAGTGTTGCAGAGGTTGAAGAGTTTGAAACATAAGTTATGAAATTAATGTCACGGAATAGAATTCCACGACTTGCAACGGTACGAGCGATAGTTGTTTTTCCAATTCCACGAGGTGCAGCTATTGCTATTTTACGATGACCTGCATCGATGAGTTTAAATATCTCATCATGGAGAATGGAAAAGGGAGCATAAAATAGATCTGGGAATAATGCCCTAGCACATACACGAATGTTAACACTACACGCAGCAAGAACATCGTCCATCATTATTTCTTCAATTGTTTTCATTAATTCCCAGTTGTGATAAAAATTATCGTAACTAAAGTTATTCCCAACTCAAAAAAAGTACATCAGATTCTGCCGTTACACTGGTTGTTCTTCTGCCAAAAGTCCTGCTTCACGCATAGCATCTATCCCACGTTGTTTAATTGCATCTAATGACTCCTTAGTCATCGAAACGTGCAGTGATCGCTGATCTACACGAATTGGTGCACGTAGACCACTAACATCTTTAATAAAAGATTCTGCAAACTTTCCACGATCTTTGAGTGGGATAGTTTCATCCTCAGCAGAAAATATCTCATCATAAGTGTCAAGGGCCTTATTTGTTAGAACACGAATTCTCTCCGTAGTCTTTTTCGCTTCTTCATCTCGGCCAAAACGAACTTCAGCCAGTTTAGCCTTACCAAGATCTGAATTCAACGTGTTGCTAACTGTCGCTACTGTAATGTTTAAAATTTCTGCAATGTCAGAGTCTTTCCATCCCATAGCAGAAAGATTAACTATCTCATGGTTACGTTGCCAAAGTTGCTTTATATTATAAACTTTACGTTCGTTAGGATCTACCCGTCTCCCATCCTCTTCCCGATAGTCAAATCCATAAAGTCCTTCTCTCTGTTTAATAACTAAATCCATAAAATCCTCTCCATTTCTGCCTCCATAATAACATAATTAAAAAATCTCGTCAACGTATTATTTTGTACAATTGATTTTAGATATGATAAATATTATCACATCTGAAAATTTTTTAAAATAATTTTTTCAATAGTCACATGCTATTGTCATATGCGATAGTCATGTTATTTGTACAATTTGGTACAATATTCAAAAAATTTTAACGGAGTGTAAAGGGTTCTATCCCCCCCACGAATTAGAAAAATACCCCCTAAGTGGGGTACCTACCCATCGTGTTTAATTGGTTATTTGACAAGCAACTATTAATATGTTATGATGTAATCAAAACGATGAGGCATGGTAATTGCCCATTGTTGTAATAATGTTCCTTGACAATTGAATATAGTATGTTTTCTGTTAATGTATATTGTTGACAGGATAGACTAATAACAACACATTGCAATGTGAAAAGGAGTCTATTATGGCAACATTAAACAAGGATAATTATAATGATAAATTAGATATAACATTAACGAAGGTTTGTAAAGTCAGCCCTGATAAAGCAGGAAAATTAGCGGGAGTAACAAAAAACATTAATGTTGAGGTATCGTATAAGGGATTAACGTTTAAAGACGTTATGGCTAAGGCATTAAAAAGTGACATAATATCCTATCAAAACGGAGTAGCGAGAAAGAATTATGAAAAGCTTGTCAATGGTGAGACGGTAAAGATTGACGCCGCAAGCCCGGGGGCTAATTATATTGACCCAGAGGAAAAGGTTCTAGCATCATTTGACACTAAAAGTGAAGCAGAACAAATGGCCTTTATTAAACAACTCGAAGCTATGGTTAAAAATAAGGGAAAAAAGTAACAGGTTATTTTATTATCAATCATTCTATCCTGTCAATAATGTACGTTAACAGAACATTCCAGATATGATAAAAATTATCATATCTAAAACTAATGAAAGGAAAAAATCATGAAGAATAAAATCAAATGTACCTGTAAAAATGGAAATGCATGTGCTAATTATAATAAGGGCATATGCTTATCATGGACAGGACCTTGTTTAACGCCAGAAGAATATCAAGTGTTAAATGATATTGAGACAGACAAGCAGGAGCAAGTTATTTTTATTAATAAGGCTTAATCCTTTCCTGCTTATCAACTATGGCAGGTAGGATTAAGGGGTTAAACAGTTATAATAAAATATATCATAACTAAAATTAAGGCAGACTAATAATCTTTAGTCTGTCTTTTTTTTACCTTATAATGACATTAGTCGTTAATTGTACAATATTTATCATTGACACGAAAAATGTAATATGGTAACGTTATATCATTGTTTTTTTGTCGATTGTTAGTCACACATAAAAAATCATTTGAGGAAATGTTTATCATATCTATTAAAAAAAATATAAACAAACTACAAGGAGTAGAAGTGTAGGAAGGTAATATATATTACATATATACTATATATAAAAAATATATTTGTAGGTTTGTAGTGGAATGGTGTAGGATAAAATATATATTGTAATAGATATGATAAATGTATGTAAAATACATTTTTTATGTAGGACTAACAATTTACGACAAAATATTATGACAATGTGACATAATGACATGGTTACAATTAATAATTAACTAGGAGGAGAAAATGAAGAAATTAAAGAGCTTAACAAAAGAAAGAATAAGAAGGGTACAGAACTTCCTTGAAACTGAAATAGGAAGTATGGGAATATTAGTTGATAGTGATTATCTAATAATGTATCAAGTTATGGGTTTATACTATAACGCAACAGGTATTTATTTTAAAGGTAAAAATAACCATAGTGAATCGGTAAAAGATAGAATAGAAGAGAAGGAATTTAATAGAATATATTTTGAGATGAAACGACAGGATGAAGATTTTAGAATATATTTAATAGAATCATATTATTCGGAGGAGTGAAAATGAGAGGAAATAGAGACTATAATATAGAAAAGGTAGAGAGGAGTATGCCTGTTAGTGCGAGGGTAGACCTATGTACATTAGCAAGATTGGATAGATTTTGGAGTATGAGAGGAGTGAGGATGAGAAGTTTGAGTAAGTTAATTAACTGGTCATTAGAGGCCTTTATTGAAACACTTGAAGATAATCAGTTGATTGGGAAAGATGAAGAATTGATGGATGTGAGGAGTGCGTATGATTATCTATGTGCGAAAGATCTAAAGCAAGAGAGTATAATGAAGAGAGGAGGGAAGAAACTAATGAATGGAGTTAGTATGAATAATCTAAGGAATGAAGGAACTAATCCTGAGGAAGTAATTCCTAGAGCATTTAAGATGATGCATAAAAATAGTAGTATTGAAGCCTATGATGGGAGTGCAGGAGTTGTTGATATAGAGAATAAAGAATGTAGTGGAACAGAGATTGACTGGGATGAAATAGATAAACAAATAACAGAGGCAAAAAGAGTAGAGATAGAAGAAACTAAGAAAAAAGGAATTGCATTAATTAATGAAGAAAATAATAAGGAGAGAGAAAATGAAAATGAAAGATCAGAGAGTTAGAAAGGGAAAGTTTGATAGGAGTTATAGTTATGTAGATACTGAAACAGATCATGCATATGTGAGACAAGGAATGAGTAGAGAGGAATATTTAGAAGGAATTAAAGAAAGAGACAGACTTGAAATTGCTAAATATAAACAACCTATTGACATTGAGTGGTTAAAGAGTCAAGGACTGTTAATTGAAGATAAAAAAACAACAGGATGCGAAGCGTCCTATATCGTCAATAGTGAAGAATTAAAAACTACCGAGTGCGAAGCATTCGATAATTCTGTCGTTAATCAGAATATCAATAAGGATAATAAAGAGCCTATGGATGATAAAGATGAAAGCGGTTGTTAGTTTGGTAGTGGTTGTAGTTCTTGTGTGGATATTGTGGAGAATGAGCCCAAAATAATAGATGTGATATTTTTTATCATAACTGATTCAACAAACTACACATAATAATCATTGACAACCCGTTTCAATATATGGGATAATTGGCATAATTGGAATGTGTGAATGATTGTAAACAATTTAATATGAGGTAATTAAATGTTTGACAAAAAAGTAATAAATAATGTAGGTGAATTAAAAGAACTATTAAAAATGTTTCCTGATGATAAACCTATAATTTGTGATTTTGAAGGTAATACATGGAGTCCGATTTTCTATAACTGGGCAGAAAGTGAGGATAATGATATAACTATGCCATTAGCTATTGATATTAATGGTATGATTGATTTAAGTGACTGTAAACAATTTTATGGAGGATAGATAATGTATATAATAAAGTATCTCGACAGTAAAGGTAACATTGTTACTGACCGAACGACAAGATCTGATTGTTATTACTGTTTGCTTGAAGTAATATTAAGGCATGGGTATAGGATTATTTGGAAATCTTAAAACATTAGTTATGATATTTTTTATCATAACTATATTGTAAAGGAAAAACTATGCACATTCAATTAAAAGAAGCATTAGAAAAGATTTTGACGATAGATGCAAGAAGTGGAAACAATGGTTATGCAATAGCTTATGCAAGAACTGCCTTAGCATTTCCAGAAATGTCAAATCAATCAATGAAAATGCAAGTTCGTTATGTTATATCAAATCTTCAATATTGGAGAGGAGAAGAAGCAAGAGAGACGAAGAAGATTTTAAATGACTTTTTAAATGGTAGGATTAATTAACTATTAACAATTTAAAATTAAGGAGAAAAAACTATGTTAATGTTTACTGGCAAAGTAGCAGAAGAAATTGAAAAGTATGAAAGGGAAAAGAAGGAATTTGTTGGAGAATCTAAACCATCTACCTTAACTGATGAACAACTTTTTGATCTGTATAAAGTAATAGACATGATGAAAACAATACCTATTATGATAAATATCTTTCAAACTATTGGTGCAAATATAGCATTAAGAAGTATTCTCGGAAAAGAATCATTAATAAAGTATGTAACAGATCTTGAAAGAATTTCAATTAAATCTTAGTATGTAAAATAAGAATGAAAACTCTATTCACTAAACATAATAACATAGATTACGAATTCCGTCTCCTCGAAGCAGTTAATGTTGTTGAGGTTTTTAAAGACAGTGTTTATATGTATGTGATTAAACAGAAAAGAAATAGGCTCATTTGTAACTGTCCTAGTGGAAACTATCGTGGAAAGTGTTGGCATAGTAGTTTTGCACTAGGACTTTATAGTGACCAATGTGAAAGGATTATGGAACCTTGGACTGTTTGGGCCGAAGAGGCTGGGATTGTTAACTATAAAAAATGAAAGGAAAAGATTATGAAAAGTGAAATAACTCATAAAGGATTACTTACAATGCAAGTTTGTGTAGTTAAAACTATGTCTGATGAAGAAGTAGAAACTTTTGCTAATAGTGAAAATCCTACAGGAATTGATAGTGGTTGGAAGATAAGAAAACAAGGTGACCCACTATTAAACGGAGATGATGAAAGAGTTCAATGTTCAAAGTATGAAGAAAACTGCCATATAATGTTAGATTGTTAGGAGTAAATTATGGAAGAAATAGAAGAGAAAATTATAGTTCTAAGAAAAGAACTAATTAAGAGTAAAACTACTCTTGAAAGACTGTATAAAAATTATCTAACTAAGAAAAGTGAAGCTGATCTAGTTTATCAATTATATCTGAGTGAAGGTAAGTTATATAAAGAGATTGATGAGAAACTTGCCGAATTAGATGGAAGGCTTAAAGTCATTAAAGTAGGAGAAAGTGGAAAAGAGAAGAAAATGACTGTGCCTAATTTGACACAAAGTCAAGCTAAAAATTTGTTAGGCAAACTTAAAAGTATGATGAAAAAATAGTTATGATAAAAATTATCATATCTTAATTTTTCGGAGGAAGAATGAAAAAAATAAGATATTTTCATTTTAGACGTTGTACATTGTATAGAATGAAAAATACTACTTATGAAGAGTATTATTACAATCCTGATAGTTTAAAACCAAATAGTTATTTTAACAGTGAATTTGAAGTATATAAAAGGTATTTTGAAAATAAGTGGAGAAAAAGATTACGAACTATTTTAAAAATTAGACATAAAAAAATAGTTCTCGACAAACGTCTAACAGGAAAGAGAGGAACGAGGAAATAATGAGCAACTTTCAAGGGAGAATAATAATTCTTCTCCTAGTCCTAATCATCTCCATACTTCTTTTCCATATTAGTCTGGAGTGGGATTCTAGGAGTTATACTCCTCCTCAGATAGTTACAATTCGCCCAGATAATAATCACTTCTACATGGGTAGTTGTTATCTCCTGAATAAGGATAATCAGTTTATACTTAAGGCTCTCCCATATAATAAGTTTTCAGAAGATTTGGAGAGCGAAAGGAGAAAAGAGAAATGAAAAAGACAGGAGTAATGGTAACAAAGGAAGATTTAGAGAAAATACGAAATCTAGCAGCAAAAGGTTGGCAATCAGGAGTTCCTATGATTACTTTCTCTGTTGGTGAGGGAATACGTAGAGATGAAGCAACTGTTGATGCAATAAAAATTTGTCATCAGTTAGCACTTGACTATGGTTTACCAGAAATTGAAGGTTATTATGGGATAGACTTTAATGGAGAGTTTGTAACAACTTAGGAGGAAAAAGATGATAAGTAAAAGAACGTTGGAAAAGTGGAGGAAAGAGGCACTAACAGTATTATCAGATAATGGTTATTTATCTGGGATAGTTACAGATGATATTACAAAACAAATTCTCTTCAAGAATGATCAACTACAACAAAGAATACTTGATCTTACAAGAGAACTTCTCGATCAACAACTTTTAAAAACAAAGGAGAAAAACAATGGACATTAGTAAATTATCAAAGGCAAAAGTATTAGCAGCACTCTACAATAACTCTAAACCACAGGGTATGGGATTCCTACGTTATAATCCTAAACCTATGACAGAAGAGCAGGCAGAAGAACTACTAAAAGAAACTACCTTTTTCGATTATCTTCAGGGTAGAGTAATGAAGATTAATCTTAAAGGTGATGAACTATATACCCGGGCATATAACAGAGATAATGGAGAAGGTGCAGCAGAAAGAATTATTGCAAATCTAATTAAGGAGCATAAAAATGAGCACTAAACGAAAACCTAACGAATCATTTGAAGATTATCAACTACGAAGGAAAGAGGAACAACTTGAAACAAAAACTAAACTCAAAGGGACTTTAAAAGTAGTAGGTAGAACTATTATTGAAAAAGATGGAAAGAAAGTTAACATTCGTCCTCCAGAGTTTCAGGGAACAGTAGTTAAAAGGAAAATACCTGATAAATCATAACATGGTTAATTGTACCAATTTGGGTATTGACATTGAATTTTATTTATGTTACAATTCGGCTTTCAGTGGCATTAATGCCATTTTTATTAACTGATGTTTTATTAACTATTTTAAAGAAGGAGAAATTTTTATGGGTAAAATTAGCGTAGTAGCAACAGTTCCAGAGAAAAAAGATGAAAAAGGTGTAGTAGTTCAAAAGGCAGTTGGCCCTTATACCATTGCCGTTGAGTGTCCTGACACAGTGGCAGACATGGTAAAGATGTTTGGCGAAGATGCAGTAAAAGCCAATGCAATCGCAAACTGGATAATCACTCTCCAGGGTAACATGCGTGGACAGATGAAGAAAGGCATTCCACTTGCAACTATTCAGACCAGTCTTGGTAATGCAAAGATGGGCGTGGCTGTTAAGGGTGTTAAGGTTGACCCCGAACAGGCCTTCATCGCTATGTTTGAAAATGCTGAGCCGGCAAAACAGGCAGAGATGCTGGCTGCATTGAAACAGAAGGCGAAGAAGTAAAAAGTAGTTTTTGGCTCTCCTAGGCCAAATGTGAGTCCTGAGAGTTTATAGATTGCCTCCTTTTCCTCTCAGGACTTTTTAATAACCTTTAATTTGTACGAAAATGAAATGAAAAAATAGATGTGATAAATTTTATCACAACTTAAAATTAATGACGAAAGGAAAAGAAGATGAAATTAAAAAGAATTAATGAGACAAAATTCCCTACCGAAAAACAATTACAAGACATTCTACACAATCTCAAACAAAAGTTTCCTAAAGATAAATTTGTAATATCTGCTGAAATAGTTTCAAAAACTACCACTTCATTATATAATTCTACTTTATACTGGTCATTATATCATCTATCAGGAAAGAAAGAATACTATATTATTATTGGAGTTGAATGGTCTGATTTTCTAACTTCATATAAAGAATTTATGAAAGGAGAAAATGATGAGTAACATATCTATTAATTTCCATCATAAAGGAACACTTTCAATCCATAGTAATAAATTTACAAATCTTGATGCTCAAACTATTAAAATCATGGATGAAGAAAAGAATGAGATTAATTTATATCTCGATCCATGCGAAGTTATGCCATTTATAGAAAATCTCTACGAAGCAATAAAGAATGCTGAGGAGATATAAAATGGCAGATAGAAAAGAATTACTCTGGACAACCAAAGACGGAAGAAAGATAGCAATTAAAGATATGACTACTGAACATATTCAGAATACAATAAATCTCCTCAAAAGAAATGGATTCATTTCAGTAGATACTTTTAATTTATATCTCAGTACTCCAGGTCCACAAGGTGAAATGGCTCAATACTATTTTGATCAAGAATTAGATGAAGTACTCAGTAGCCCAACTACAGAATATTTAGACCTCTTTGAAGAAGAACTACAAAGGAGAGAATCTAATGGCCGAATCTAATCGTTGGAAAAATATAGTTAAATGTTATCCCTATGAGGATAAACGACTGCTTAGTTGGAAACCTCCATTTCTTGTACAAATAAAATATGATGGAGATCGTTGTGTAGGAAGACAACTACAAAATGGGAACTATATGATTCTTTCATCTGAAGAAAATCCCTTTTTCTGTCTACCTCACATTAATGAGGCATTAGACAAACTAGGCATAACCTGGGTTCCTGATGGAGAATTATATAGTCATGAACTATTTCTTGAAGGAATGGCTAGCACTGTTTATAAAAGTGGGCATGATTTTATTCACAGTATCTGTTCTCGTGAGGTTAACATTCATCCTCGATATCGTGAGATGCAATTTCATATCTTCGACTTTCAAGACCTAACCATTACTCAAAGTGAAAGAATGTTAAGATTAAACTCAATGGCAGACGCTATTAAACCTCCTCTATTCCTCGCTCCTTACTGGATATGCGAGACAATAGATGAAGTTAAAAAAGTCTATGATGAGGTTATAGAGCAAAAATATGAAGGAATAATTATTCGCAACCTATTTGCTCCATATGAGATAAATAAAAGATCACGATGGATAATGAAATTTAAACCTAAGAGAGTAGATAATTATAAAATAGTCGGTTGGAATGAGGAAATATCAAAAGATGGAATTCCTAAACGTCGTATAGGTTCAATCATTCTTTCCTCCCAAGAAGGTGATTTCTTCTCTGTCAGTGCAGGACTTGATGATGAAGAAAGGGAGAAGTATTGGCTTTGTCGTGATGATCTCGCCGGACATGAGGCAATAGTTCACTATCAACACTTAACAAACAAAGGCATTCCTAAAGGATGCTTTGATTTGGAGATAATGTTATGACAGAATCTAAATACATGACTTTTTCCTCTTGTGATCTTTGCCAACCAAAGAAGTGGAAAATCATAGGTGAAACTAAACATGCCTATCGTTGTTTAGGATGTGGAAAGTTAAGAAGGAAGAATTTAAAACTAATTGATAATAATAAAAAGGAGGAAGATGGAAAATCTATAATTTAACCTTTAACATTTAATTGGAGGAATTAAAATGGATGATGATAGAATATTAGAAATGGGTGGAACAGAAGAAGATATTAGAAGGTATGCAGAACATAATGGAGCAGATCTTACTAAAGAAGATTTAGATTATGAAGAAAATTGCATTCCTGACGATCAGGAAATAGCTGAGATGGCAGAAAGTATACCACCTGAAAGACACTATGAAATCACTCACGCATTCTTCATCGCAGGAGTTCAACATCATCAGATGAATGAAGTATTAGACGTTCTTGGAATTGATGTAGAACTAATGATTGTTCCTGAACCTACTAACCAATACGATCCTAATGCAGTGAAACTAATTTATGAACATAAGGACACTGATTTTGAAACAGAAATAGTAACTCAAACTATGCTTGGTTACGTTCCTAAAAAATTCTCTTCCGAAGTAGTTGCCAAACTTGCAGCAGGACGTAAACTGGAATGTACTATCGTCGGCTTCTATCCTGCAGCTAAATCGTGGGAGAGGTGTTATGTAGAAATTCGTCAGCTAAAGGAATAACTAAAATGCAAAAGGTATTTATCGTAAATAATTCAACACATAACTTTGAAGCCGCTAAGAAATTTGGAGACATTATTTTTCTCTCTGAAGGTCCTATGAATCGTTACGCTACTAACAACATGTTTCGTCAGTTTGGCGAAAGATTAAAGGATTCAACTCCTGATGACTATATAGTCCCCTGTGCGTTGAATATGATGAATACTATTGCGGCATGTTTATTCGCAGTTAAGCATCATAAACTAAATCTATTGTTATTCAAAGACGGAGAATACATAGAACGTAATCATGTTTTCTCGGACGAATTCATGGGATGACAGATCGTATCTATTCCAGTGGAACTAAATGCTTATATTGAATTAGGATGAAAATATTTAGCAAGTAACTAATCAATGGGAACTCACTATAATGAGATTGCGTTGGAGAATAGATACGATAATTTTTATCATAACTAAAATGTTAAATGGAAGGAAAATAAGATGAAAATGAAAGATGGACGTGATATGTATAGAGGAAGTCAAATAGCCTACATTCCCGATCATGCAAAAGATGCTGAAGGTAAAGCAATATTAACTCATCCTGACATAGAATACGGATTCATTAATTCCTTTAACTCAGAAGGCAAACCATTCTGTCGTTATTGGGTTAAAGGAAATATTTCTGAATTACGGACTAAAGCCAATAGTGAATTAACAGATTTACGAAATATCCTCATCTGGGTTTCTGTCCCACAATCTCAAGTCGATGCAGCTATTGCTGCTATTGATAAAGGAGTTTATTAATGTATAAAATAGAATACAAAGGACAAACTGTTCAGACTGAATACATAGGTGATGGAGTCTATGCATTATTTGTAGAAAATGGCATCTGGCTCCACGCTAATGACCCTTTTCAACCTACAGATAAAATATTCCTCGAACCAATAGTTTTAAAAAATCTCCTCTTAGCAAAGGAGGCACTAATTAAATGAATGCTAAATGGGAATACTTTTGTTTTAATTGTGGTCAACTTAGGTTATATCTAACAGTATTTGAAGTATATGATAAACCTACAAAATGTAGAAACTGTGGAAGTTACAATATTAAAGTAGGTGAAATAAATACATTAAATAAAGAAGAATTAAAAAAGGAGAGATTAAATGCTACTTATTCCTAACCCTGCATGGGAAGTTAAAGATAGTTCAAAACTCGATGATTGGTACGGTTGTCCTCGTATGTATTTCTATCGTCATATCTTAGGTTGGAAACTATCCATTCCCGCTCATGATCTACACTTCGGTTCCTGTTGGCATGAGGCTCGTGAGTATGGACTACTTAACGGCTATGATGATGTTGAAGGAGCTTATAATGCCTTCATTACTGAATACCGTAAGGAATTCTCACAGGAAACTGACTCACTCTATAGCCCTAAAAATCCCGCAGCTGTTCTTTCTGCATTACTTGCTTTATCCAGAGATCCTTATCTCCTATCTGATCTTCAAGAAAACGAAGTCGTAGAAATCAATGGGAACAAGATGACTGAAATATCTGGCACTGTTCCTATCAGCGAAACTCGTGTCCTCCATTATCGTATGGACTCTATTATGCGACGTAAAGAAGATGAAATGATCTTTTCTTGGGATCATAAAACTACAACGGAAAATTATATAAAATACGATAGTTGGGTTAATCAATTCTACCTATCTGTCCAAAATGGAACTTACACTCATTGTCTATATTGTATGTTTCCTATTGAGAAGGTTCTAGGTGTAGAATTCTACGGTGTAGGTTTTACCTATCTATCCCGTGGTTCTGCTGCACGACCTCAAGGCTATTATGCTACATTTAAAAAGGCACCTGTTTATAAAACACCTGAGCAAATGAATGTCTGGCTCTGGAATGTCAATCGTATTTGTGCAGATATTGACTATGAAATGGAAATACTTGACAAATGTAAAGAAGACGATAATGTAATGATGGCCTATCCGATGAATCCTAAACATTGTACATCATATAGAGGTTGTATCTACCATGATTTCTGCATGTCCTGGCCTAATCCACTTCAACGATGTCAAGACCCTCCTATTGGATTTGAAGTAGAATTCTGGCGTCCAGATGAGAAGGCAAGTAAGAATATTATTAATCTAAATTTTGGAGGGTAACTTGGACTTTCTAAAATCATTCACTACTAAAATTCCAACCGGCTATGGCAATATGTACATAACTATTGCCGAAGATGAACAAGGCAAACCTCGTCATGTCTTTTGCACCATAGGTAAATCTGGTGCCTCTATCATGGCCAAGGCTGAGGTTGTAGGTCGTATGACTTCTCTTGCTCTACGTCATGATATTCCTATTGAAGATATTATTGACCAACTCATCGACATAGGTGGCCTTCCTATTCCATGGGAAGATGGGCAGATAAAAAGTATACCTGATGCGGTAGGTAAAGTTTTAAAGAAACGTTATTTATCAGATATAATAAAAGAAGGAGAAAATTAATGCCTTATGATTACCTCAACGAACTCAAAGCAGTTAAAGAATACTACAGCAATGACCCTTTACAAAAAAGGTTCTCTCTACTTCTTACCGGAGAAACTAATGCTGGCAAGACATATCTACTCAGAACTTGTCGATTCCCTATTCACATTGACTCCTTCGATCCTGGAGGGACGAAATCCTTACGAGACCTCATCAGAAGTGAGAGCAATCCTAAAGGACAAATCATAGCCGATACTCAATGGGAAGCAGATGATCCTTTTACCCCTGACAAATTTGCTAAGTGGAAAAAGGCTATAGATCTACGATTTGAAATAGGTTACTTTAACCACTTTGGAACTTATTGTTTGGATAGTGCCACAACTTGGGGTGATGCTGTAATGAACTATGGCCTAGCCTCCAAAGGAAGAGCAGGTGAAAGTCCTCAACATCGTCATGACTATACACCTCAGAAACTTGAGATGACAAACTACATAAAGAAGTTTATGAAACTACCATGTGACTTCATTCTTACTGGTCATTTGCGTGAGAATAGAAAAGTCATTTATGTAGACCCAAAAACTGGAGTTTCAAAGGATGAAGTAACTTATCGTTTTTTCACTACTGGCCAAGCAGTTGTTACTATCCCTCTCCTTTTTGACGAAATCTATGTCCTTAAAGGAAAAGGTAGTCCAGTTAAACGTGAATTACTCATTGACTCATTAGGCGAATACGTTGCTCGTAGTCGACTAAAAGGTAAAGGAGTTCTTAATTCAGAAGAGGAACCAGATATTAAAGCACTGCTTAAAAAGTGTGGTTTTTCAACTGAAGATAAACCAAAACTTGAAGGATAACCAAGTTATGATAATTTTTATTATAACTAATTCAAAAGAAAGGAGGTGAAAATAAATGAAGTCAGGTAATAAGAATTATGCAGCTAGTCATATATCCTGTGGGGATGATAGTGGACCAATATCAATTGATCCTAAATACATGATAATTCATCATGCTATGGGTAGATTAGAAAATGCAACTACAAGATTAATTAATTCAATAGACGAATTAAAAGGTTTGAAAGGTGATAATCTTCAACCTGAACGACCCTGCTCATGTTTTAAAGAAGTCTATGACGGATTAACAGCAAGAGCAAATCAAATGACTGACACTATTGACAGTATAAATGAAGAAATTAATTCTTTACTGTCAAATTAATATTAACCTCTAACAACAAGGAGAAACAAAATGGGATTAGTAGATTACAGTGACCTCGAGAAAGAAATTGCTAACGCACCGGAGCCTTTAGTCCTTCCTGCAGGAAGCGAAGTAAAAGGAAGAATCATCTCTGTCCGTGAAGGTGTAAGTGACAAAAACAATGCTCAGTATTATCAGCCTGTTTTTGATGTACCTTCAAATCCGATGGTAACAGAGTTTAATGATTTCTTCTGGGACCTTCGTGACCGTGACAAGATTGATCCGAAGCAGTTTCAAAGAAACCTTAACAATTTCAAAACCTTCGCAGCAGCCTTTGGTATTGACTATTCTAAACCCTTCAGTTGGACTGATGATCTACAGGGACTTGAAGGATGGATGGTTCTTGGCTACAAAAAGGATGATGAGTACGGAGATAAAAATACTGTGAAAAGGTACATCACAAAGAGGTAGAAAGTAGGTGGAGGGAATGTTGAGGTAGACTGAGACGAAGTCTTTAAAAATGACACGGCCACCGTTTACGGGTACTGTTAAGCCTCAACATAATTACTAGCAGGCAAGGTCTGTCCTACCTGCTGGTTATTATTAACTTTTAGGAGGAATTATGGAAGTTAAAATTATAGTAACAAAATGGAAGATAATTGAAAAAGATGACAAGACGAAGACCATAGGTGGAACTTATGAAGTAAGATGTGGGGCTACTAAAGTTTCAGAATCTAACTTTAACGAAGGATATGGTTCAACTAACATTACCATTCCTCCTCAACTTATGATCGAAGTCGAGACTCTTGATCAGAAGATTAAAGAGCAAATAGTAACTAACTTTACAGGATAAAAGGAGAATGAAGATGGAAAAAACAGAGGCAATAAAAAAGGCAATTGAGAGAGTTAAAGACTGTAATACAAGAGAGTTTGAGAGTGAAGTTACAGCTCTAATTTACAAAATTGGAAATCTCTCAGATGAACTTCGTGAAGCTAAACAGGCACTAAAGGATCTAACCTTCACAGAACCTGAGATCGAAAATGATCTGAAGGAATTCATCAGTTAAGATAATTTTTATCATAACTATTTATTGCCAACAGAAGCCAGAAAAAGGACATTGTGTAGTCATATGGTGAGTAGTCAATCACAGTCTCATCTGTTGGCAATTAACTAATTTTTAAAAGGAGAAAAAAGATGAACAGTAATGAATTTATGATAGAACTCGATGCTTCTTACAACCGTTCCTTAAAAACATTAATGAAAAAGGCTGCTGAATATTCAGGTGATGAAAATCGTCTTGAACAATTCTATCGTGCTGGTGCTGCACAAAAAATCACGCCTCACTCAGCCTTAATAGGTATGGCAACTAAACATTTCACATCTATAGCAGATATGTGTAAACATCCTGAAGATTTCACTATAAAACAATGGGATGAAAAAGTAGGTGATCTTCGTAACTATACTTTTCTTCTTGATGCATTAGTTCGTGATTATAAGGAACGATTCATAGATGAAAAAGAATAACTCAACCGACAAATGGGATGACTATTTTCATCTCATTTGTCAATCTATCGCAAGCAAGAGTTCATGCCTGTCACGAAAAATAGGAGCAATATTAGTTCGTAATAAGTCTATAGTTTCTACAGGCTACAATGGTCCTCCTAGAGGTGTTCCTCATTGTGGGCATGAGAGATTTACTAAGGATAAATTATTATCTGAATTACTTACTCAATCAGTAGATTACAAAGAAATATGGGGAATCACTGATATAGGTAATACCTGTCCTCGTAAACTTCTTAGTTACGAATCTGGTACTCACATGGAACTATGTCCTGCTCAACATGCAGAGGAAAATGCCATCTCCAATGCGGCAAGAAATGGAGTGAGTACATTAGGTTGTACACTATATATGAACTCTATCCAACCGTGTAAAAACTGTATAGGTACCTTAATCAATGCAGGGATTACAGAAATAGTAATTGAACAACTTAAACCTTACGACACATATTCTGAATTCATATATTCTAATTCAGATATAAAAATTAGAACCTTCAATCTCGGAGTCTAAAATGAACAACGATGAATATAGACCAAGATTTAGTTTCGAAATAACTGAGGAACAACAGACTCGAACTAACAAACTAATAACTACCCACGGTCTACGTAAAGCAATATTCTCAAGGATATTGGACGAAGTACTTGACCTCATTGATGAACATGGACAGGTAGTAATTGGTGCTCTAATGTCACCTAGAGTCAAACCTACTGAAATTCTTAGTCCTCTAGCCAATGCTAAGAAGATTGGAAAGAAGAAATGACAGAGAAAATATACTGTAGTAAGTGTAAATTTCTTAATACAGTTAGAGGTATTATTCCAATTAAGTATGTATGTACAAGTCCAAGTAACATAATCAGAATTCAAAGACCTGATACTTGGTACGAGGAAGGTACTTCTTATTTAAATTTTACTAATCCTCCAACTATAATTAATCAAAATAATGACTGTAAATTATTTGAGGGTAGATAACTATGGCTAATCTATCATCATTAGGTTATAAATCAGTAACAACATTATCTTACGATGAAGGATTACAACTAATACTTTCTATTAGAGAAAATCGTCGTAAGATAAAACCTAAACCACAAACTAAAACAAAATCTACTACAACGAAAGCGAAAAAGGAAGTTGTACCTAACGTATCTCCTGAACAGGCAGAACGTTTACTAGAAATGTTAACTAACAAACTTAAACTCAATGAGGAGAATTAAATGGCTATAGATGTTGGACTAGTGGCAATGGTAGAGATGGATAAAATAATCATAGGTGATCGTGCTCGTAAAGATATGGGAGATATAACTGGTTTAAGAGATAACATGCGTGAGACAGGTCTTATAGGTCCTCTCGCAATGAAAGATCTTCACAATGGAACTTATGAACTCTTAGCTGGTGGTAGAAGGATAACTGTTCTTAAAGAAGAAGGAAACACTATAGTTCCTGCCCGTATTTACGACCGTGAATTAACAGAATTAGAAATGAAAATCATTGAAAAATCTGAAAACTTTCATCGTAAAGAAATGGAATTCTGGGAAATGGATGCCTTAACGGCTGAGATTCATGAACTTAAACAACAACTATATGGGAAGGCAACACCTGGGCCGTCAAAGGCTGGTTGGACTAAAGCAGATACTGCATTGGAATTAGGTGTAGATCGTATGACTGTAACCAATTCACTTCAACGTAATAAGTTACGAACTGAACATCCTGAAATATTCTTATCCTGTAAAACTGCATCTGATGCAGATAAACTAATTAAGAAAGTAACCAAAGCGGTTGAAACTAATATCCTTGCAAAGCAAATAGAGAGTAGTAAATCCAACACTACTATTCATTCAATAATTAGTCGATATATTATTAAGAGTGCATTTGAAGGTATGCATGAAATACCTGACGAAGTTCATAACTTTGTCGAACTAGATCCTCCATATGCTATAAAATTACAGAATGTTAAACAAAAACCTACAGGTATTTCTCAGTACGTTGAAAATGACTATAACGAAATCACTGCTGACATATATATTGAAGGTAGTAAAGACCCTAATCATCCCTGGAAAGGAATGAGAACAATGTTTAAGGAATGCTATCGTGTTCTTAAACCAAACTCATGGATGATATGCTGGTTTGCTCCGGCTCCTTGGTTTGAAACTATGTATCAAGAAATAATCAACGCAGGGTTTGAAACAACTCGTATGTGTGGAATCTGGACTAAAGGTCAGGGACAGTCTAATCAACCGAATATTCGTCTCGCAAATTCATATGAGATGTTTTTCTACGCATGGAAAGGAAATCCAGAGTTAAACAAACCAGGAACGATTAATACCTATAACGTTCCTCCAGTTCCACCTACACAAAAGACACACTTAACTGAAAAACCAGTAGAACTTATGAAGGAAATTTATTCAACCTTCATTCCTCCAGGTTCAAACATAGTCATTCCCTTTCTTGGCTCAGGCAATGGTATCTTTGCTGCGTATCAGTTAGGAATAGATGCTATAGGATTTGATCTAACTAAATCATTTAAGGATTCCTTTATTGTCAAGGCACATAATGGGATAGGTTATTTGCGTTAATAGTTACGATAA